ATCTAAAAAATACCCTAAACTCAGCACCGCCACAGGCTACGGAACGGGTGACGGCTTGAAAGGCTGGAACTGCCGACATGATTTTTATCCGTTTTTCGAGGGAATTTCCGAACGTGCTAATCTCCCTGTTGACGTGACCGAAAACAACAGACAGTATGAATTATCGCAGAAACAGCGTGCTATGGAGCGGTCTATACGAGCTACAAAAAGACGTTTAGCTGCATATGACGGTGCTATCTCTGAGACGGAAGACGAGGTGCTTAAACGGAGACTGCAAAATCAGTTTGAACGCCACTCGGCTATACTGAAAACTAAGGAAAAACGGCTGTCTGAGTTTTGCGATACGAACGATCTTTATCCCGAAAAGGACAGAGTTCGGGTTGTTGGATTTAACAAGAGTGTTTCGCAGAAAGCGGTATATGGGAATAATCGTTACTTTGTTAAGCAAATGAAAAGCTACGGCATAGAAAATCCGCCGAAAAGCCTTGACATTTTTGAAAATATGAAGTATAATAACTCTCCTGAGTACAAATTGATGAATGCATATATTACTTCTGTAAAAAAGGGAAAAATTTCTCCGCTTGTAGGTTACGATCATTATAAGAAGTTGCACAATGAGATTAACAACAGTCTTGTTGGTTTAACTACAACTAACGGTATTGAAATAACTGGGCAATCGGATCATTTCATTGAACGTGTTATTGGTGTAATCAAAGATCCTGATACGGGTAAGAAACGTCTTGGCGTTGAACTTCAAGATATTCAGGATGCTTTGACCAATGGTAAAGCAATGAAACCCAAAATTAGCAGGGATAAAAACGGTAACATTTTATATGATGAAGATGGTAAACCTAAAATATCTCAGCTATTTGTTACAGATAAATGTGCAGTATCCATAAATCCTGAAACGGGCGTGCTTATTCAATGTAATCCAAAGTGAGGTGTATTATTATGATATTCAATTTCAAAAAAGATGAATATGAAATGCTTGTCAAATATGGCGATTTTGAAGATTTGGAATACCCATACAAGCTCTTCCCCGAAACAAGTCAGATAGAAATAAATAATAAAGATGTTTCTATGTTTCAATGCATAATTAGCAACATATCAGTTGTTTATGGCATGGACGAAAATCAGAATAATATGACAGATTTCGGATATAAAGCATTGGATATTTATGATAAGGTTTATTTTCAAATTCATAATGAATAAGCTCCCAGCTACTGGGGGCTTTTAATTTTGCAAAAAGGAGCTGATAATTTATGCTTTCAACCCTTATATTGCTTTACGCCCTCGATACAGGGCAAATCCCCGTTGGCTGTTATGTAGCCGCATGGGTCTTCACAATAATAAAAGGTATTTGTTTGGTTATTAAATGCCTTGTAGATTTATCAGATGATTAAAACTGCATTTTAACGATAGTAAAACGCTCTTTCAAGGGCGTTTTATTTATCCTCGTTTTTGCGGAGCAAAAATCCGAGCCGCTTGCGAGGAGATAAATTTTATACTCAAAATTAAGGAGGAAAAATCCCTATGGAACTGAAAGATTTAACAGCTCTCGGTATTACCGAGGAGCAGGCAAACAAGGTGCTTGAACAGCACACAGCGGAGCTGACCGCAGAACAGCAGAAGTACACAGACCTTAACGCAGAACTGGAAACGGCAAAAGGCACGATCTCAGAGCTTACTGATAAGGTCAAAGCATTTGACGGCGAGGACATTGAAGGACTTAAGAAAGCGGCGTCCGACTGGGAAAGCAAGTACAATGCAGATATTGCCGCACTTAAGCTTGACAAGGCTCTGGAACTGTCCCTTGCCGGAGCAAAAGCAAGAGATGTGGACATTGTCAAGTCTCAGCTTGACTCGTCGCTCCTCAAGCTTGACGATGACGGCAAGATCACAGGTCTTACCGAACAGCTTGACAAGCTTAAGGCCGACAAAGCATTTCTCTTTGCGGATGGTGATGAGCCTACCGCAAGGATAGACACCGGTCTTGACCACGGTTCGGCAACAGAAACAACATCAGACGCACAGGCAAGAGCCGTAATGGGTCTGCCTGCGACTAAGTAATTTTACGGAGGTAAAATATTATGGCAAACGCAATTACAAAATTTAAAACCTACATCGCACTGCTTGACGAGGTTTACAAGCAGGCATCTTTGACCGCCGATCTCGACAGCGATCCTACTCTTGTTAAAGCGGGCGCAAACGCAAATGAGATCATAATCCCTAAGATCTCTATGGACGGTCTGGCGGACTACTCCAGAAACAGTGGCTATGTAAAGGGCGACGTTACTCTTACAAACGAGACTGTTACCTTTAATTACGACAGAGGTCGTAAATTCAGCGTTGACAATATGGACAATGAGGAGACTGCAGGACTTGCTTTCGGCAGACTGTCCTCAGAGTTTATCCGCGTCAAGGTTGCTCCCGAACAGGACGCATTCAGGTTCGCGACCTATGCAGGTACAACAGGCATATCTAAGGTTTCTGCAGGAGCAACACTTTCATCGGGTAATGATGTCCTTACCGCTCTGATCACTGCACAGAACAAAATGGACGAAGACGAAGTATCGCCGGAAAACCGTATTCTGTACATCACTCCTACTCTGTATAACCTTGCTATCAATGTGGACACCACAAAGTCAAAGGCTGTACTTGACGGCTTTGCTAAGATCGTAAAAGTGCCTCAGAGCAGATTTTACACTGCGATCGATCTTAAGGACGGCACGACAAAATCAGAGGGCGTCGATGAAACGGCAGGCGGTTTTGCTAAGGCGACAACCGCAAAGGATATAAACTTTATGATAATCCAGAAGTCGGCGGTTATCCAGTATCCTAAGCACACGGTAAACAAGGTCGTTACGCCGGAGGAAAATCAGACGGATGACAGCTGGCTGTTCTTCTTCCGTGCTTATGGTCTGGCTGATGTGTACGAAAACAAGGCGGCAGGTATTTATCTGCACCACAAGGCATAGGAGGTGTCGTTATGGCAAAGACAGTAGGATTGACTTTTAACGAGAAGCCAATAACAATAGAACCGCCTGCCGACTATCGCGAAAATGAAAATGTCATTGATTATAAGAGCATGACAGTCCCTGAACTAAAAGCTTATGCCGCCGAACTTGGCATTGACCTCGGGTCGGCAAGCAAGAAGGACGCAATCATTCAGGAAATCGTCGATGCAGTTGCGGTAGAGGATACGACAAGCGAAACGGAGGTGTAGGCTATGGCTTATGCTGATTACACGTTTTACACTGCTGATTTTCATGGCAATAAGATTTCCGAAACGGATTATCCTTATTTTGCGGAGCGGTCATCGGAATATCTTGACAGTCTGAACTTTGCCGAGACCGACGAGATCAGCCTTGCCAAAGCCTGCTGCGCTTGTGCGGATATCATGTACTCCGTACAGCCGGAAAATCAGATATCCTCAGAAAAGGTGGGAGATTACTCAGTGAATTATTCGGCTGCTCAGACTGATGTCGCCGATGTGCTGCTCAAGACCGCCTCCAGATACCTTAATCTTAGGTCTGTGGGGTGGATATAAATGAGATATAATACAGTATGCACCGTCTGGCACAAACAGCCTGACGGTGCATTTATTACAAAGCATTATCCATGCTGGTGGCAGGATACGGAAGCGGAAAACATTGCAAAAACAGGCAAGACCGATGTTGACCGGGCTTTGATACATATGCCTTTATCGGCTGCAGTCGATAAATCCGATTACATAGTAAAAGGCGATATTGATTATGACGTGACAACCTCTGTTACAGAGCTGCTCAAGGCAGTAAACCCGCTCAAAATCAGCACCGTAGCACGCAAGGATTATGGAAGTAAGCATATGCAGCATATGGAGGTAACGGCAAAATGAGCAAAAACAGTATTAAGGTTACTCTACAAGTCGCTCCTCAAAATGAGTTGCTCGTAAGACGTGGTCTGCAAAAGGGCGGCAGAGTCCAGCAGTATATTGACAGCGAGGTTTTACGATGCGGTGATAGTTATGTGCCAATGCAGACGGGTAAGCTCAAGCAATCCGGCATCACATCAACGGTAGTTGGCTCAGGCATGGTGCATTACAACACGCCTTACGCCCGCAAGAATTATTACGATAATAAGGGTATGGGCAATCAGGGTCTTAACCGTGGAGGCAAGCGAGGCAGGCTATGGTTTGAACGCATGAAGCCCGATCATCTTCCAGGCATACTGAAAGGAGTGAAACGAATTGCAGGAGCGAAATAAGAGCCTTTTGGAGGCTATGAAAGAGTATGTGCTGCAATATCCCAATCTCGGAGATATTGATCTGCACATAGATCAGACCGAGTCAGAGCCTGTTAATTACAGTATACAGACCTCCGGGCTTGTAAAGCTCAGCGAGGATGTGTGCGGCAATCAGACATGGCAGTACAATGCTTTGCTCCAGAGCCGTGAGTATACTGCCGACGATCTGTCAAGGCTTAATGCGTCGGCTTTTACAGAGAATTTTATCTTTTGGATTGAAGATCAGAACAGCAGCGGAAATTATCCTCATCTTGCGGAAAACTTTATACCCACAAATATAAAGGCGGACAATGGTATGCTACTGGCTCTTGACGAAGACGGTGACAGAGGTCTGTATCAGATACAGATACATCTCACATTTGAAAAAGAATTTATAGGATTTTAGGAGGAATATTTTATGGCAGAACAGTTTGCTATTGCAGAAGGCACAGACAAGCTTTTGCGTAGTCATTTGAAACATTTTATTGATGCATCTTTTGGCGGTGAAACCCCCAATTGGTTTAAGGTCGGCAGGGATAACAGTGAGCTGACAATGGATCTCAGTCCCAGCACAGAAACCGTTAAAAACGTGTGGGATGAAACTGATATTGTAGATAACGGCTATGAGCCTAATATGTCGGTTGATCCATATTATGCCCGCAAAGGAGACAGCATTTATCCCAAGGTTAAGGATATTGCATTTAACCGTCTTACAGGTGACGACTGCAAGACCACAATGCTGGAGGTGCTGATAGATAAGACCGAAGCTCCATATGATGCTTGGATCGAGGATTGTCTCATAAAGCCTCAGTCATACGGCGGCGAACAGGGAGGAGTTACCATACCATTTGAAATAAAGCCATGCGGTAACCGTAAACACGGTACGATCACAATTACGAGTGGTAAGCCCGTGTTTACCCCGGACGCAGAGGGATAGTTTATTATGGGGCGGAATTCCGCCCCGGTATTTTTAAGGAGTGAGAATCATGGCAG